CCACACCGGAAACCCCACCCTCGAAGGCGATCAACGGATCAAGGAGTATGCGCCCGGTCAGGTGATCTACGGCTCCATCGATCAAAAGCCGCACATCCTCGGCAACAACAACCGTCCCGGCAATTCCTTCCCCGTTTTTGTCGAGACGCTCCTTCGCGCCATGGGCGCCGCCTGCGGACTGCCCTACGAAGTCGTTGCCAAGGATTTCAGCAAAACCAACTACAGCAGTGCCCGGGCCGCCATGCTCGAGGCCTGGCGCCTGATTCAGCTTTACCAGGTCTGGCTGGTCAACCATTTCAACCAGCCGGTATGGGAGATGGTCTTCGAAGAAGCCTGGCTCAAGGGCTACATCAAACTGCCGTCCGGCGCTCCCGATTTCTACATGGCCCGCGAGCTGTGGACAAACACCACCTGGACCCCGCCCAAGCGCGGGCACATCGACCCCGTCAAGGAGGTCGCCTCCGGCAAGGAGGCCATCATCTCCAACATGCGGACCCTGGCCGACTGGTACGCCGAGCAGGGCAAGGACTGGCAGGAAGAACTGCGCCAGATCGGCAGCGAACGCAAGCTGATGAAAGACCTCGGCCTGACCATGTCCGATCTGCCCGGTTTCGATCTCGCCGCCATCGCCTCCCAGCCGGATCAACCATAGGAGTTTTGCCATGCGCCTGATCGATATCGTTTGCGGCCCCTGGGCCATTGCCCCGCAGATGCTCCTGGAGATCCAGGGAATCTATGACACTCATCTGCGCGGCGAAAAGATCAATATCCCCGACGTCGAAGCCAGGCTCGGGCGCAAGCTCGACAACCGCCACGAGTCGTTCCAGGTTCGCGACGGTGTCGCCGTCATCCCGGTTGACGGCGTCATTGCCAAGCGAATGAATCTTCTGTCGCAGATTAGCGGCGGTGCCAGTACTGAAATGATTCAGCGCGACATCGAAAAAGCCCTCGCCGATCCAGCCGTCAAGGCCATCATTCTCTCCATCGATTCCCCCGGCGGCACCGTCGATGGAACCTTCGAGCTCGTCGACTACATTTACCAGCACCGCGGACAAAAGCCGATCATCACCTTCTCCGACGGACAAATCGCGTCTGCTGCCTACGCTATCGGGGCCGCTGCCGACAGCATCTGGATCAGTTCCGACACCAATATGGTCGGGTCCATCGGGGTGGTCGCCGCACACCGCGATTACAGCCGCAAGGAGCAGGCCCTCGGCATCAAGACCACCGAGATTACCTCCGGAAAATACAAAAGGATGGCGTCGCAGTATGAACCGCTTTCCGAGGAAGGCCGGGCCGATATCCAGGCGAAGACCGACTACCTGTATTCGGTTTTCGTCGAAACTGTCGCCCGCAACCGGGGTGTCAGCGTCGAAACGGTGCTCACCGACATGGCCGACGGCCGTGTTTTTATCGGCAAGCAAAACATCAAAGCAGGTTTGGTGGACGGTGTCTCCACCCTCGACAACCTGATTGATCAGCTGGCAGCAGGGATTATCCCGGCCAAAGGCAAAAACAAAACAAAAGCCGCGGCCGGTGTCGTCTCGGCGAAACCCCTTGCAAAGGAGGTCATTATGACCCGCGAAGAACTCCAGGCTCAGCACCCCGAACTCGTCCAGGCCCTCCTGGCCGAGGGGCAGGCGCTGGCCTCGGCGGAACACGCCACCGTGCTTGCCGCCGCCGCCAACGAAGAACGTACCCGCGTCGTTGCCCTTGTCTCCGCCGCCTTCGGCGACGAGCCCGGCAAAAAATTTGCCGCCGTTGTCGAGCGCGGGCTCTCCGCCGCCGATCTCGGTGCCCTCGGTATCAGCTTTGCCGGAGAAAGCGCCGGGGCCGACGTCGAGAGCCGGAAGCAGATCCTCGACGCTCTCGCCTCCAGCGGGCAGCAGCCGCTCGGTAAAACCGAAGGAGAGACCAAGGTTGACGCCTCCTCGCCGATCGAGGACCGGGCCAAAGCCGAATGGGACAAAGACGGCGACCTCCGCGCCGAGTTCGGCGGAAAATACGGCGCCTATCTCGCCTACCGAAAAAGCGCCGAAGGCGGACGCGCTCGCGTTCTCGGCAAAAAGTGAGAAGTGATCGGCACCACACCCCTTTGAGGAGATAGCAAACATGACCACTCTGGCAGTCAACAATCCCCGAGCCAAAGAGCTCGGCGACGTCAACGAAATCCCCGTCATCGCCAGCGACATCATTTACGAAGGCGCCGCCGTCGGCATCGTCGCCGCCAGCGGGCACGCCCGGCCCCTCACCGCCGTCGATCTTTTCGCCGGCTTCGCCGAGAGCATCGCCGACAATAGCGCCGGCGCCGCCGCCGCTATCAACGTGCGCATCAGCAAACGCGGCGCCGTGCAACTGCCCATCACCGGCGCTGTCGTCACCGACGTCGGCCAGGCGGTTTTTGCCACCGACGACAACGCCTTCACCTTCAACCCCGCCGGCGGCGTCTTCGTCGGCTTCGTTCGCCGCTTCGTCAGCTCCGGCGTGGTCATTGTCGAGTACGACGTCGAGAAGTTCGTCAGCCCCTGGGAGGGTCGCGTCTGTGAGACCCTCGCCGCCGCCACCAAAACCCTCGATGCCCAGGATACGAACAAGGTCATCTGCTGCACCGTGACCACCGTCGTTACCCTCCCGGTCACCGCCACCGCCCTTGACAACGTCACCCTGCTCAACGTCGCCCCCTTCGGAACGGCGCAGATCAGCGCCGATCCTGCTGCAGCAGACAAAATCATGGGGCCCGACCTGGCCGGGACCGACAACAAGGATCTGATTAACACCCTGGCCACCGCCCGCCGGGGCGATTTTGTCACCCTTCGTGCCGGTCATGCCGACGGCTACACCGTCACCGGTCTCAAGGGGACCTGGGCCGCCGAGTAATCAACCCTAACCTCTAAAGAGGAGTACGTATTATGGGAGCATCGAGTCTTTCTTCCCGCGCCATCATCGGCGCCTTCTTCGCCCGCCTCGAACAGAATCTCGGCGGACTGTGGATCCCCAAATTGGGGATGGGGCCGTTCGAATCCGACCAGGCCAGCGAGACCTACAACTGGATCGGCAACGCCCCGGCGATGCGCGAATGGATCGGCGGCCGCAACGCCAAGGGATTCCGCGAGAACGGTATCACCATCGTCAACAAAAAATTCGAGGCCACCCTCGAGGTTCTCGTTGACGAGATCCGGCGCGACAAAACCGGCCAGGTCATGATCCGTATCAACGAAATGGCCGACCGGACCAACGCCCATTGGGCCAAACTCCTGTCGGCGCTCATCGTCGCCGCCGAGACCGGGCTCTGCTATGACGGCCAGTACTTTTTCGACACCGATCACGTCGAAGGGGACAGCGGCACGCAGAGCAACGACATCGGTGCCAGCGCCACCAGCGCCACCGCGCCGACCGCCGCCGAATACGAGCTGGCGATTCTCGCTTCCGTGTCCAAGATCCTCGGCTATCTCGACGATCAGGGCGAGCCGATGAACGAAGGCGCCAAAGAATTCCTGATCATGGTGCCGCCCACCCACATGGCCGCCGCTGTCGCCGCAGTGACCAACCCGGTCATCACCGACGCCTCCGGCAGCCGTACCAACACTCTCAACAATCTCAGCGAGTTCGCAATCAATGTTGTGACCAATCCTCGCCTGAGCAGCTGGACCACCAAGTTCGCCACCTTCCGCGCCGACGGAAACGTCAAGCCGTTCATCCTGCAGGAGGAGTTGCCTGTCGAGATTTCGGCCATTGCCGAAGGGTCCGAGCTGGAATTCACCGAAGACAAGCATCAGTACGGCGTCAAGGCCATCCGTAACGTCGGTTATGGCTACTGGCAGCACGCCTGCCTCACCACCTTCTCCTGATCGAGGGTTTGAACCTGGCGCCGGAGACACACTCCGGCGCCATCTCAAGCGCTCAACCAGCGAAAAAAGGAGATCCCATGAAACGCTATATTGCTGTCGCCCCGGTCACTCTGCACACCGGTTATCTTGAAATTTCTCCCGAACAGGCCGCCGGTCGTGGATATTGCCTCGAGGCGGTCAAAAACGCCAAGGGGACACTCTTCGCCATCAAGGGGCCCGTCCAATTTAAAGTCGGGGAAGTCTTCGGCTACGACGGAGACGCGACCAAAGCGATGCGGCACCAGGTCGAAGAGACCGACACCCACATCGGCACCGCTCCGAAAGCGGCACTGGCTCGTCGGGCAGCCAAGAGCAAAAAAGAGAGCAGCAAGGAGGCTTGACCGTGTTTACCTCCGACGACCTCGACGCCTTCCTCGACGCCTTCAACGCCGTCGACGTCACCGTCAAACTCTCCGGAGTCACGGTCAAGACGATCCGCGGCATCTACAAGCGCAGCACCGAGTTCGGCTCCCCGTTCGAGACCGAGCAACTCAGAATCCTGCCGTCTCTGCGCTGCAAAGAAAGTGACCTGGCCGACGTCACCCGGGGGCACACCCTCCTCCTCCCCGGCGGCGCTATCGAGTACAAATTCTGGCGCGACCCCGTCCCCTCCGACTCCGGCTTCTCCGTGGTCGGCCTGGTGAAAGCATGAGCCGCTACGACGACATCCTCGCCGCCCTCGCCGCCCTCCTCGGCACCATCCGGGTTTTTA